CCCCCCCAGCCACAACATCCCAATCACCGTAAAGCCAGGCTTTACGCTTGTTTTCGTCTGTAATGGACTCAAGGTCGGCTACGTATTCAGGTGAGAGGTAGATGTTTTCTTTGTAAGAACCAAAGATACGAACCTGTGTCTTAGTAATGTCTTCGCGTTTACCTGTTCGCGGGTTATAGACGTTAGTCGTTTTCCTAACGACACTTCCAGGCGGTGCGGCGTCAATAAAGCGTCGCTTGACCCAGTTGTGACCAGGGCCGTAAGGGTTAGTTGTGGAAAATACTACCAGCGGTAATTCCGGTAAGAGGTTACGGTTACCCCGTGCGTCCATAGGACTGTGGCGTTGTGGTAGGAAAGAAGAGCGGTTGCAAGACATCATGGCTTCGTAAAGCGTGTCGTCAGGGTACTTGGTTAACTCGTTCCAACCGATGAACGGGAACTCCTGCCCGTGGTAGTTCCAGTATTCCTCAGCCTTCTTGATTTGTCGGAAAAGTAACTCTTCCCCCGTAGGCCAGACCCATTTGTAGTCCTTACCAGCGGCCTTCCATTGGGCCCCGTCCCCAAATTGTAGGAACCACTTTTTAGACTTAGCTACCAAGTCGTCAAGGTTCTTATATTCGCGGTCAAAAATAACACCGCGCCAGTATGCCCCGTAACCTATACCGACAAACTGGCGAAAGAACATAAGCTGAGCGTCCGTCTTGCCGGGGCCACGTGTACCCTCATACAAGATATGGTTGCACGGACAGCTCATAGCCTTAGCTTGGGAACCTTTCAAGGGCTCCCAAACGACATTATAGTGCGACGGTATTTCGTTAGTTGCGGACGTCATGTTTGAGTTGCGCCTGTTCAGCTGAAGCTTGTTCTTCCCACGCAGAAACATCAAGGCTGCGTTCCGGTACGCGCATCACGTGGTGGAACGTCACTTCAGCCTGAACACGATCGATCTCCATGCCGGTTAGTTTGGCTAATTTTGCCCAAGCGGCCACCCGTGCGGCGTGTGAACTACCCTGCCCATAATATTGGGCCTCGTGCATCAGACCTAAGATAATACGGCGACGGTCTACAAGAACCTCTTCGTCCACACGTTCAAGCCATTCGCGGATAATCCGTAACGTGTAGCTAAGTTTCAGGGTAGCGTTAGCGAACTGTGAAGCGTAGCCTTCTGAAAGACCCATTCGCATGGCGGCTTCTTTGGCGCGGAAATCTTTCACGTACTCTTGAACGAAACGTTCGATCTTTAACTTCTGGCCGGGTTTTGGTTCACGGCTGTTACGGAGCTCTATGATACGTGCGTGGTGGGAACCCTGAACACTTTGCCCGTAGGCACACAGCTGCCGTTCACTTAGTTCTGAACGTTTCAGGTGCTTAGTTTTACCTGTACGTTCATTGTAAATCTCGATTACCTCGTCCTCGATGTCCGGAAGGTCGTTTTCTTCGGCTTCAATGAGGGCTAAGATTTCGTCGTGTGTGGCAGGGTCTTGTTCCCACGGGGGAACATAATCATTAACAGGCTTATCGTGATCGTAAGTCGCCATAAAGAATACCTCGCATAGTTTGAACCCACTATAAGAGGATTTTACGGCGACCGCAACCTTAATTTTTATGTTCTTGTTGGGCGTCAATGATCCAATTGATTAAAGAACGGTAACGTTTGTCTGTTCTTTTGGCGTAGTTTTTCCACGTATCACGAGAATCCAGAATGTCTCGTGTCACGTTAAATTCACCGTCCTGTGGTAGGTTGTCCACAACCATAAGGCTTTCCGGCGGGGTCAGTACGATAACTTGCGGCGTACTAACCGTCACTGTACGTACAGGACTCCTCGAGCAGGCACTTAACGTTATCAGGGATAGCAGTATTAAGGTAAGAACGAGCCTGTTCATCGTTACGCTCCAGGGTTACAAGTTGTTCACGAACAAATGTGTTTTGTTCACCAATGTCCTGTAAGGCTTCGTTCAGGGTGCGTACGGCCTCACTATCTAAGCGCCGTAGCTTGTCTAGGCGTTCAATCACTTCTGACTGGCGCTGGTTTTCGGTCTCTAATGTGGTCAAGGCCACCTGTTGTTCCGCCAAAGCCATTTGAAGTTCTTGCATGTAGTCCTGTTGTGCCGAGGCCTTGAGCCATAAACCGAGACACCATCCAAGGGCCAGGATAACAAGGCCGGTAAGGAGTTTTAGATACACACCTTTAGGAATTATCACTGTCTTGCCCTCTTTTGTTAAGGCCAAGTTTGTCACGAAGGAAGCGAGTAACCATCTGCATTGTCACTTCTGCCCCCAGCCACCCCGCCCAACCAACAGACAAGGCTGTCAAGGCCCAGTGGAAATCGTAGTACACACACAAAAGGTACACCAGAAAGCTAGCGAAAGCCGCACTTAGCGCCTTAATAAAAAGAACCTTTACCGGCAGGGCTTCTTCCAGTTCTACCGAACGGCTAAGAACCCCTAATACACCGGACAACAACCCGAAGGCCGCGTAAAGGAGCGTTTGAATTATACCGTAAGTCGGCGGTTCGGGTGGTTGTTCGATCATAACGAGTCCTTAGTCGTAGGGGTCGACGTCTACTTCCTCGATCCAATGACCGTGGAAAACGGGTTCTTGTTCTTCCAATGACTCGAGGAACTCCTTACGCCACTTACGCCAATCGAAACACGGACATCCCCGAGATTCGTGTTCCGGGAAACCATTGTGACCCATAATAACCGCTTTAGGGTGCATGGTGTGGAGCTGGTAAACAAGCTCACGAAGTGTCTGCCACTGGGCAGCTGTGAAGTTATTTTCAGGGGTACGACCGTCAGCCTCTGTAACACCACCAGCCATACAAATCCCAATGTTACCGGAGTTGTGGCCACCGACATGGGCACCCATTTCGTCTAATGGGCGTCCTTTTTCCAGTGTACCGTCCCGGCGGATCACAAAGTGGTAACCGACGTCTCGCCAACCCCGCGCAAGGTGCCATTCACGGATCTCTTTTACACCGATGTCCATGCTAGGTGTAGTGGCCGCCGCGTGGATGGTAATGTAACGGATGTTTTTCATAAGAAAGGCCTACACTGTAGATTTAACACAGTATAAGCCTCTTAAAAATGCTTTACAAGTGATTATTTTTATGGTAGGTCGACGTACTCTAGCTTTACGTCGTATTCAGGGAACGTATGGACTACCGTTTGGATATGTGATTCGATCTTTTCCCACTGGCGGCTGTAGTGGCGGTCGGCCAACGGTCGCCTAGACCGGAACAGTACAAAGCGTACAGAATCGTTGCCCACCACTAACTCCCGGACGTGTTTTTCCACGTCACGTGAATTAGAGATAAAAATACCACGAGACTCCGGCTGCTTTTGAAGTTTCTCGAAATAATAGGCCCGGACAATCTGACACAGCCCAACCGTAGGTGCCGCAATCACCAGTTGTTCCATTGGTCGTCCTCCATCGATTCACCTTGGTCGTTTAGCTCCTTGGTACTGTAGAAAAGCCAAAGAAGAGCACAAACGACCATGAAAAGAAAAACACAGACCAGAATCAAGAAAAAGGTTAAAAGTTCACCCATTAGAATTCTCCCATTGGTGTACGTTCAGCACAAGATGCGCACAACAGTTGTGGCCCTTCCTCCCCGGTCACTACGTAGAAAACGTCGCCTTCGCAGTTATTGCAAATCCAGAACATCTCGTTGTTACGCGGTTCTGCGTTAGTGGCAAAGACACCACGTTCAAGGTTACATTGTGGACAAGGAATGGCCCGAACGTTTACCGTGATCGGGAGTGTACCCTCCCACGAATGGTGACAATGCAAACATTTCATTACCCCGATGTAATGGGGTAACCTGTTCGTGATGTCCACAATGTTGTCGGTCATGTTAGATCCTTTTACCGCCGGCTTTCTTACGCTCTTCGAGCTTGTGGTCTGCCCGTTCGGCATTGAACACAACTTTCTCCAGGATGATGTCTGTTAAGTTGTACCCCATGTTTTCTGCCAGATAGTAACAACCGACCACGGTGCGGCGGAGGGCGGTATAGTCGTGTCTCATTTTGAAAAACAGCGTAGCGTTGGTGTAACCGTGAAGCATGTTCAGGCACCGGGTAATGCGTTTGTCCCTTACCGCTACGGCGAAGTCGATTTCGGGTCGACGTGGGGTTTTGTTCGTCCATCGGTAATCTTCAGCGTAACCCCCAATCGCGTCAAAGCAACGTATAGCTGTGTCCGCCAACTCTACGATGAGCATCGGGTGGTGCGGTAGTTTATCGTCTTGAAGATTTTTACGGTACCCTTCTAGGGCTTCAGAAATCTCACTATGGATAAGGCATACCACGTCGTCAAGATCACGTTCTTTGCCAAGAAAGTTCCCGGTTGTGGGATCGTTCCACCATCCAGCTTGCACGTTGAATTGGTGGATAACGGTCGTTAACGTGTCAAATTCGCCAGCGTTTAGACGAACATAAACATCGTCCTCTTCAAACTTTACCCCTTCACGGAAAAGACCGTTTAAAATCTTTTCGGCGTTGTGGGCACGTTTAATCTGTGTTTCTTTAGTTTGCATTGTCATCGTCCTTCGGTGTAAAAAGTTTGCCTAGTACCCAGAAGACAGTCACGACTCCCAGGACAGTGAGAATAATAGTACCACCTAAATCCAGCGTTAGCCAGACAAAGTTTCCAAAACTACGTTCCATTAGAACACCTACCATTGCCCATTGACGAACGGTGGAGCGGCTGGTGGTAGCGTTTCTGACCAGTGAGTCCAAAGGGCTTCGCCAAAACACACGCCACTCAAAGCCAGCCGGTAATAACGCGCCCGAGCCGGATGGGATAGATTTTCCCGATCCACCGGCTCGCCGTTTGGGCGACGTATTTCCTCGAAAGAAG